ACCACCGTGATGAATTGGCCTTGGAGTTATTGGGCCTAGCCTCTGCGAAATTGACTGATGTTGTTTCGTGGGATGATGACGGCAAGGCGCGGATACGTGCGTTCAAGGATGTTCCTGAGCATGTGAAAGCCGCCATTAAAAAAGTCAAAATCACGCCTACGCAGCACGGGGATATTATGGAGTTCGAGATGGTGGACAAGGTGCGGGTCTTACAGATGTTGGCCAAGAGTGCTGGTTTGTTGGACAGCGAGAAGGTGGTTGATAAGCCGTCTGTGATTTCAATTGATATGATTATGCCGGAAGAGCCGGGGAAGACTGAAACCAAAGAGAGGACAGAAGATGAGTGAAGAGATTAGAACAGTTCTAAGCAAAATTGAGCGCGAGACATTGCAGATTATTAGGGGCATGGCACCTAACTCTGGGTCGAGTGTGTTTGTGATTACGCCGTCTATTGCGCGTGATATTTTGACGAGAGTGTGGCCTGGTCAGCGCAAATTGCGTGAACAGCGGGTGACTGAATTAACTCGCATGATACGCGGTGGTCAGTTCGAGATGACGCATCAGGGCTTGTTGTTTGACACTGAGGGGTACTTGCATGACGGCCAGCATAGATTGGCTGCGTGTGTGATGTCGGGTGTGAATATTCGGGTTCAGTGTTCGGTGACTAACAACCCCAAGGTTTACCAAGTGCTAGACCAGGGTGCAAAGCGCACTGTTGCGGATATGTATGGGGTGTCAAAAGAGGTGAGTGCAATTTGTTCGTTTATTGTGGCGATGCTTCACCACATGAACCAGCGTCTTGCGCCGGTCGAATATGAGTGGATTTGGGGCAGTGAGATACATCATTTGGCCGAAGAGTTGTTGGCTTATGCGCCAAAGAAGCAGCGGGGATTGTCGAGTGCTATGATACGTGCGTGTGTTGTTATGACTGCCTTGATTGAGGGCGACAGCAAGTATGCCTTTGATTTCTACAAGAACATGAATGAATTACAGATTGAGGATTTGCCACCGATTGGGCGGGCTTTGATTAGAAAATACACGGCGGGTGGATTGATTACGACTCAAAGCTACGACCGCCGCCGCACGACTGTAAGCACATTTATGCACGTTTTTAACTTGAAGAACACTGATTATACGCGGGCCTCGCCTTATGCCAATAAGATTGAGGGGATATTTACGAATACCCGTGTGGAGATGGTTAATTATGTTCTTCGCGCTGGTTTGGTGGATGAGTATTGGTCTGGATTTAGCAAGTCTATGAAGCCTGAGCCTAAACTTGACTTGAAGGTTGCGGCCAATGGTTAAGCCAGTAGCCGGATTAAAGTTGAACTTCAGTTCCTCGCCCACTGTGGCGAGGTTCTTTAAGTCTGATGCGTTTGTCAGGGGCATTATGGGGCCTGTTGGGTCTGGCAAGTCGTATGCTTGTTGTGCTGAGATATTCCGGCGGGCTGTTGCTCAGAAGGCTAGTCCTAGGGATGGCATCAAGTACAGCCGCTGGGCGATTGTCCGCAATACGCATCCTATGCTAAAGACCACTACGCTCAAGACGTGGTTGGAGTTGTTGCCCGAAGAGACATTTGGGCACGTTAAGCATAGCCCGCCTATCACGCATCACATCAAGCTGCCGAGCCGAGAGGGTGCCGCTGGCATTGATATGGAGGTTATCTTTTTGGCGTTGGATGACCCGAAAGATGTGCGTAAACTTCTCAGCTTGGAGCTTACCGGGGCGTGGGTGAATGAGTGCCGTGAATTGCCTAAGAGCATTATAGACGGGTTAACGCATAGGGTGGGCAGATACCCGACAAAAGCCGATGGGGGCACCACTTGGCGGGGCGTTATCTTGGACACCAACCCGATGGACAGCGACCATTTTTATTACCACTTAGCTGAGAAGGAAAAGCCTGGGGGCAAATTTCGCTGGGACTTTTTTAAGCAGCCGGGTGGCGTGATTGAGGTGCCGCTAGAGGAACTGCCTGACGATATGCCGGAAGCCAAGGGTTTTATGTTCCAAGCGGGCAAGTGGTGGCGGACTAATCCCAAGGCTGAGAACTTGGGTAACCTTCCTGACGGGTACTACGAGCAATTACTAGGCGGCAAGCGGCTGGATTGGATACAGTGCTATGCCGAGGGCAAGTATACGTTTGTCCAAGAAGGGCGGGCCGTTTGGCCTGAGTTCAATGATAATCTTATGACCGCTGATTTGGAGCCTGACCCCAGCCTGCCTATACACATTGGCTTGGACTTTGGTTTAACTCCGGCGGCGGTGTTTGCTCAGAGGCTGAAGAATGGCCGGTGGCATGTCCTGCACGAACTGGTGACGTTTGAGATGGGCCTAGAACGGTTTTGTTCTTCGCTCAAGGCTGACCTGTCTTCGCGTTTCCCTGGCTACAGCACTTTGGTGTGGGGTGACCCGGCGGGTATGCAGCGCGACCAGATATTTGAGACCACGTCTTTTGACCATTTGAAGACGCACGGCATCTTGGCCCAGCCTACCGCGACCAATGATTTTAAAACGCGAAGAGAGGCCTTGGCCATGCCGATGGGCCGATTGATTGATGGCAAGCCGGGTTTCTTGGTTGACCGAAAATGCATACGGGTTCGCAAGTCTCTGGGCGGCGGGTATCACTTCCGGCGGGTGAGCATTGGCGCGGGGCAAGAGCGGTTTAGGGATGCTCCAAACAAAAACGAACACAGCCACGTTGGCGATGCGGCGGGCTATTGTCTCTTAGGTTCTGAGCATAAAATCATGACGAAACGCCCAATGCCTTCTGGCGGGACTTTCAAACAAGCAAAGGTGTTAGACTTTGACGTTTTCAATAGCTGAACTTAACGAGGTCATGCGGATGCAGGGTTCTAACCGTGTGGTGCGCTGGTATCCCCATCATTTGGACATGTGCGAACTGAACGAGTTTGACCGCTCCAACATTGGCCTGTTTGCGGACTACAAGCAGTACTTGGAGACCTACGCTAATGCTGGCTTGGCGTTTTCTGTTCTCGACCGTGACGGCATCTCTGCCATGTTTGGCGTCTGGGAATTATGGCCGGGTGTTTGCGAGGCTTGGCTTATCCCTAGCAAGGACATTGGGCGTAAGGTTGTTGCCTTGCATCGTGGTTCATTGGCCTTTTTTAACCACGTTTCTAAGCAGATGAAGATAAAAAGGCTACAATTTAGTGTACACTCATCAAATGCTACCGCTTGTACGTGGGCAGAACGTTGTTATTTTGAGCGCGAAGGCGTGATGCGGTCCTATGGGCCGGACGGTGCCGACTACTACATGTACGGGAGATTGTTTCATGGGCGGTTTTTTCGGTAGCAAGGCACCACCACCGAGTCCCACATTTTCTGAGACCGATGCCGATGACACCATTTCTCGGCAAGAACAGGTCGCAGAACGTCAAGAGGCAACCGAGCAACGCAAAATACAGGCCCGCAAACGGTCCAAGCGCACCGGCGGGCGGCGAATGCTGATGGCGCAGGGCGTGGCACCCGGTGATGCTGGACCCGGTCGGCAAGTTCTCTCCCGCATACTAGGCGCTGGCCGGAACCCGCGAGGGTGAAGATGAAAATATACCGCCGCAATCCCAAACACACGAAAGGTAAAGACGATGTACGGTCAAAAAAAGCCGCCGAAAAAGCCGACAAAGAAGGTAAAAAAGGGTAAGTAATGGTACTCTCGGTTGAGGACATTAAGAAGCGGTACGCCCGGTGCAACGCTCACAAAGAAGAGTGGCGCAGCATCTATGAAGAAGCTTACGAGTTCGCTTTGCCGATGCGTAATCTGTACGATGGTTACGCTGAGAGTGGCACACCTGGGCAAAACAAGATGCGCCGTGTCTTTGACTCAACCGCTATTCACTCAACCGCCAGATTTGCCAATCGCATACAGTCCTCGCTGTTTCCTCCCCAGCGTCCTTGGTGCCGTTTGCAACCGGGCAATGACATTCCCGAAGAGCAAAAGATTGAGGCCCAACAGGTCTTGGACTTCTACACCGAGAAGATGTTTGCCGTCATGATGCAATCAGGTTTTGACCTGGCTATGGGCGAGTTCTTGCTTGACCTCGCAATCGGCACCTCGGTGATGCTGATACAGCCCGGCGATACTCTGACGCCGATACGCTACACGGCTATTCCGGCGTACCATATCTGTTTCGACGAAGGCCCCAATGGGATTCCTGACACGGTCTATCGCAAGCTGAACCGACCGTTCAATGTGATACAGCGCGAGTGGCCGGACGCCAACATTCCACAGCGGATGATTGACGATGCGAAGGAAGACCCGACCAAGAAGGTTGGATTGATTGAGGCCACGTATACCATCGATGGCCAGATGTACTATTGCCTCGTTACTGCCGAGGGCGATGACAAGCTGGTGCATCGTGACCTCAAATCATGGCCGTGGGTGATTTCCAGATACATGAAGGCAAGTAATGAGCGGTACGGTCGCGGCCCGGTATTGTACGCCTTGGCCGACATTCGCACATTGAACAAGGTCGTTGAACTCACGCTCAAGAATGCCAGCATAAGTATCGGCGGCGTGTTCACTGCCGTGGATGACGGTGTGCTAAACCCGCAAACAATCTCCATTGTGCCGGGTGCGGTCATAGGCGTGTCAAGTAACGGTGGGCCACGCGGTCCAAGCCTGACGTCCCTGCCCCGTAGTGGCGATGCGGACCTGTCTCAGATTATCGCCAATGACCTGAGAACCAACATCAAGAAAGCCCTGCTTGATGAGAGCCTGACGCCTGAGAATATGAGCGCCAGGTCGGCCACGGAAATCAACGCAAAACTGTCTGAACTTTCCCAGAACCTCGGATCCGCGTTTGGTCGTTTAATCAGCGAGACAATGTTTCCAATCGTGCGCCGGTCGCTGGAACTCATGGATGAGATGGGCATGATTGAACTGCCCCTCAAGGTTAACGGCCTAGAGGTGACGGTCGTTCCACAATCGCCCTTGGCTATGGCCAACAACGCGGAACGGCTGGGTGAGATTATGCAGTTCATGCAGATAAGCCAAGCACTAGGCCCGGTCGGCCAGACACTCATCAAAATGGATGCGGTTGGCGATTACATTGCGGACCAGCTTGGCATCCCCGCAGACCTACGCACCACCTTGGAAGAACGAGCCGAGATGCAAGCGCAGATGGCAGAAGCAGCCGCCATGATGGCAGAGCAAGAATTGGGCGGGGCACCGCCAACTGAGGCACCACAAGCATGAACAACGCCCAACGTATTCGTAGCATAAACTCCCCTGGCTGGGATGGCGTCAACGCCGAGGCTCAGCCGGTCAAACTAGAACCTCTCGACCTGATGCGCGAGATGGACCTTAACTTTAAACGCACTTTTACCACACCGGCGGGCAAGCAAGTTTTGGCGCACCTACACGCGCAAACTCTTGACCAGCCATGTTGGTCACCGGGCGGCGATGCCAGCTTTGGGTACGCCCGCGAAGGTCAAAACAGCATTGTCCGAGAAATAATTCAGCGAGTGAAAAGAGCCGATGACTTTAAATGATGAAGGTCAAACAGTGGCCGAGACTGAAACGCCGGAACCAGCAAGCCTTATGGAAGGCGTACAATCTTCTGAGCCAGAAAGTGAGGTCGCAGATGAGGCAATGCCGCACCGCGTCGAGGATGAGAAACCGGCAAAAGAGGAACGACCAGCGTGGCTTGACGAGAAGTTCGCCAAGCCGGAAGACTTAGCGAAAAGCTATGACGAACTGCAAAAGAAGTTTAGCCAGGGAAAGCACAAAGCGCCCGACGAATACTCAACCGATGTGCTGACCGAGGCGGGCTATGAGTTAGATGACCCGGTGGTTGATACCTATCTAGGCTGGGCAAAAAAATACAATGTGAACCAAGAGGCATTTGACGAACTTGCCGGTGCCATCACGCAGATGTCTGGCGAGAACGTGGCGGCGGCTGAAGCTGACTACAAAGCAGAACATGAGGCTCTTGGACCTAATGCCAATGAGATAATCAAAAGCAATGTGACTTGGGCTGACGGTCTAGTCCGCAAGGGTATTGTCTCAGAAGATGAACGGGCTGAGTTGAACAACTGGGGCGGCACTGCGATTGGCCAGCGTTTGATGCAAAAAGTTCGCACGATGACCGGCGATATGTCCAAGATACCGTTGGCCCCGGTCGCGGAAGAACAATTGTCTGAGGCAGATTTTACGGTCGAGATGCAAAGCCGAATGGCAGACCCACGCTACCAAAGTGACCCAGCGTATCGGCAAAAAGTTGAGAATGAGTTTAACCGCCGATACGGTTAGTTCGCCTCGCCAGGTTTTTCTCCCCAGCTTGGCGCACCTTGGGGGGCAAGGTTTCTCGTCCTTGCCTTGCTCCCCATTTTTTGTACATACATCAAAAGTAACACCTAGTATTTACACATTGCATGAAATCGTGTAAGGCGGTTTTGACTGACAACCCTTTTTGGGCCGGTCCTCACGCTAGAGGCCGGGATGTTTCCCGATAACCAGACCGCGAATTTTTGGTTTAATCAGGAGACAAGCTATGTCCACAGGACTATCACCAGCGTTTGTCCAGCTTTTTGACAGTGAAGTTAAGCAAGCCTATCAGGGCACTTCAATGTTGGCTGGAACAGTGCGCACCAGAACAGGAGTTGAAGGTTCGACCGTCAACTTCCCGACCGTTGGAAAGGGTGCCGCATCACTGCGCTCGCCACAAACTGACGTAGTGCCGCTTAACACCGATTTTGCGACCGTAAGCTGTACCTTGCAGGA